CGACACATGAACTTCTGGTTGGCTGCTTTCTGCAGTTTCTGTTGCGCCTGTCTTTTCACTTGTTTCTGTTGCCTGTTCCGAAGTAGGTGTCTTTGGTTCCCATTCATCTATTGTCTCTAAAGGAATGTCTAGACTTTCTTCTGTTGGCATTTCCACATTTTGATTACCGCTTGCCTCGCCTTCTACAAAAACATTTTTAACCTGTGATGTATTTTTTTCATTCGTTGCGTCTTGATTGTTTAGTTGATAATTGATGTCATAACTATTTTCAAATGTTGCTTGATGTTGGCCTGCTTCTGTGATTGTCGAAGTGTAACGGACGATAAAGGAAGTAAAGCGTGCTTTATCCTGATAAAAACGTAAATTAAAGTCGTTATCTGTCACAAAGTCAATTTTGCCATAACCTTGTTGCTCAAACTCGGCAAGTGAAATATATTTAGTTTCTTTGTCATTCACAATATCAAATGTAAAACTCTCTTTATTTAATTGTTGACCACTTCCTTGTCGATCCGCAATTGAAATATCTTCTGTGACATCGGATTTATTGAGGTTCACATTTAAAAACCAACGTACTTGATTTGACTCTCCAGCCAAATCGCCTACTTTATAAAAAAACGGATAGTCTCGCTCAATTTGGCCAGTCTCTGTGTTAGTCACTCCTTCAATCGTCAAACGTTGAGTCGCCGTTGCTGTTCCGAAATCCGTTTCTATCACGTTCGGTTGCGAACTATTGGTGATAAGCGTTTTAATCCCGAAAGAAAAATGCCCATTCACATTATGTAAAGATTCAACTTTTTCATTAAATGTTGCTACAACATGATCTTTATAGATAAAAACTTCCCCTAAACCATTTAAATTGATTTTTCGTGGTGAGCCATCGTTCTCGGTCATTCCAACTAATGCATTTGGTAAAGTTAAAGTAATAGTATCTCCAGGTTTTATTTTCTGATTTTCTTTGTCACTAAAAGATACTTTAATGGAGGTCATCTCCCCTTGATATAAAGTAGTGTGATCTAATTCTACTTTGTCAACGATTGGACTTTTGCTCAATTCGGCGCCAAACGAAATTGGACCAATCAATAACGCCCCCGCAATTGGTAGAATCATTACCAACAGTAACACTAAAAATTTTACACTTTTTGTCATAAAAAATTATTCACCCTTCTTTTCTCTTATTTTTTCCACTTAGTGGTCTTTTTCAGAAGTTGACAATAGCAAAAAGATATGTCTCGTACAATATTAATGCTCATTTAAGTAGCCTTTTTTTTAAATTTCTAATTCACTTCCTAAGGAAAACGTTTTATTATGGTAGTTACATTAGATAACATTTGTTACAAAATATCTAATGCTGCCAAGTTTGAGTTGCATAAATAACATATTTCGAACCAATAATGAATAAAAATACTTATTTCATCCTCATTTTGTTTCCCCGGCCATTTATTCTTGTTATAATAAAGTTTATGAGATAAGGAGGAAAAGAATGAAAAATTCATATTTTGACGGTGGTTTAGCCACGTATATCGGGACTTCAATTTTAGCAACCTTGATTACTGTCTTTACATTAGGCATTTGCGCACCTTGGGGAATTTGTATGATGTACAACTGGAAAATCAAGCATACCGTTATTGATGGTAAACGCCTTTATTTTGACGGTACAGCTATGCAATTATTCGGTCATTGGATTAAATGGCTTTTATTAACTATAATTACTTTAGGAATTTATGGTTTTTGGTTGAATATCCGTTTGCAACAATGGATTACAAAACATACCCACACACTTTCATAAAAAGAGGATGGATGAACTGAGTTACGGTCCATCCTTCCTCTTTTTATGAATATCTAACAGAGTGTTATCCTACTCTTTGAAAAAATAAGGAATTTATGCTATACTTTGATAAGTATCAAGGGATACTTATGTTATTTCGGGGGCGTTACGGATTCGACAGGCATAGTTGAGCTTGAATTGCGTTTCGTAGGTTACGGCTACGTTAAAACGTTACAGTTAAATATAACTGCTAAAAACGAAAACAATTCTTTCGCTTTAGCTGCCTAAAAACCAGCTAGCGAAGATCCTCCCGGCATCGCCCATGTGCTCGGGTCAGGGTCCTAATCGAAGTGGGATACGCTAAATTTTTCCGTCTGTAAAATTTAGAAGAGCTTACCAGACTAGCAATACAGAATGCCTGTCACTCGGCACGCTGTAAAGCGAACCTTTAAATGAGTGTCTATGAACGTAGAGATTTAAGTGGCAATATGTTTGGACGCGGGTTCGACTCCCGCCGTCTCCATTTTTAGAAAAGTAGAGAAAAACAAAAAAGAGCTAAAACCTTATAAAATAAAGGTTTTAGCTCTTTTAATTTCTATAAGAAAAGGATAAAAAAGAAGAGAAATGCAAAACATTTTGCACTGGTTTTGCATTCTGATCATTTTAAAGTCTATTTTTATTTCATCAAATACTATTCGCATATTTTACATACAAAAAAGCTCTACTTTCCATGATTGAGAAGTAGAACCTTTACATTTTTAATTATTCTATCCATTTATCATCGAAATATTCGTCCACAAATTCATCTATTGTTTCGCAGTGTTCTGGTTCTAACTCGAATGGATTTTCTTCAGGTATATGTTCTTCACTCCATTTCGTGAAATTATGAATCTGAATATGTCTTATATCGTAAAAATCGATTTCTTGTTCACCAATCAGCACAACATCGAATTCTGCCATCCCACGGAAAACACCAAAAACATGTGGTTTTACGCGATCATATTCATCTAATGAGTTCAGCTGAATTTCTAGTACCTTATTTTGTTTAATTGAGCGATCTAAAAAATATTCTATTTGGTTTTGGGATTGCTGTGGCAAACGCTCAATATTCCGAGCATGATATTCATCTGTATTTTTAATTGCTTCCGTTAACTCACCTAATGGGAATGCTGTAGGCCATTTCAATTCAAAAGGACGGTCAACATAATCATTGTAAGGTCTAAACTCTTTTTTAGTTCGTCTCGCCATCTGATACACTCTCCTATCAGAAACATTATACGAACGTTTGTTCCTTTTTTCAACAAAAAATATTAACATAACAAAAAAACACCTATCTCTCATAAGAAAGAGAGCTAGGTGTTTTACTATGGACCATAAAGGGATCGAACCTGTGACCTACGCGTTACGAGTTACTAAATAACAATAAGAATTAACTTAAATTCGCTTAAGATAAATAATTATATGTCTTGTGTTTAAACAACTTTGAGTAACTTTTACAACTTTATGCCCACGTTTCTGCCCACGAAAAATTGAAAATCCACGTTATTTTATACTGAATTCCAATTAACTAATTCGAATCACTGAAAAAGTTTATGATATAATAAAATGACATATACTTGAATCAATAAAATTTTTATGAAATGGGGAATTATAGTGCACTTAGGCCATGATAATTTTAGAACTAAAAAACTACCTATAAAATTAATTATACTATCGCTTGTTATCATTACAGTAGGATGTTTTGCACTTAATCAAAACTCAAAAAAACGAGTGCTTGTTGAAGAACATAAAGAAGAAACTAAACCTTCTTCAAAAAAAATTTTTTCAACAAATTTGTCAAACCTTGAAGGCTATTATATTGGACTAAAAAATAAATCTCAAAAACAAAATTCTGATCCTATAGTAATTACCTATATAAATTACGAAAAGTTGACTAACAATGATAGTAAGGCTTATTTTTCAACTAAACTCATTAATGACACTGCTTCTTTAGAGATACCGAATGCATTAGATGAATTAGCTACCCAACCAGATTTAATAAATAAAACTTTCTCAACTCTGGCTCGTATCGCCGATAACTTTTTTACCGCTAACATGAATGAAGGTAAAGACGGTAATAAATTATTTCACGACTTAATGCTCTATGTCCCCTATAGTCCTAATAATTATCAAATTTTTCTTCAAATTGATAATGATAACGGAGAAACAGATAACTACATGCTTGTTAAATCAACCAAAGAAGAGCTAAGTACATTAGAAAAAGTCCCCGTAGATGAATTTCGAGATAAAATTTTAACTAAAAAATTAAACTTACTCAACTTTGATAATACTGAAAGAGCTTTTTATAATGTGGCATCTAATTATGTAGGCTATAAAAGCATACCTGTATTAGAATAATGTATTAAAGCAATTATTTCTTGTTAGTGATTGAAAAATTATCAATCATGTTCTTATGGACCATGACGGATTCGAACCATCGACCGAACGGTTATGAGCCGTTTGCTCTAACCAACTGAGCTAATGGTCCTAAAAAGAGCCGCCTTGGGGAAGACGACTCAAGAGAAATTTAATAAGTGTATCCTTATTTTATATTAAAACTATCAATAGTTCAAGGTTTGTCCTGGATAAATCACGTTAGGATTATCTAAACCGTTTTGTTGTGCTAACTCTTGATAAGTCGTGCCAAGCTTAACTGCAATGCTTGATAATGTGTCACCGTATTGAATCGTGTAAACGTTGCTTACTGCTGATCCATTGACTTTCAAAACTTGACTAGGATAAATAAGATTTGGATTAGCCAATCCATTTAAAGCCGCCAACGTTTGATAGTCTGTTCCATATTGATAAGCAATCCTGGATAATGTTTCGCCATGTTGAACTACGTGTGTTGCTTCTGGCTGTTTATCAGGAACAGTTGCCGCATCTGGCAATAGTTCAATATCTCCTTTACTAATCCACGATAAGATGCCTTCTAACAATACTCTGCTTCCAGTTACTTCTTGCACTTTGTAACTATTGCCTTTTACCCATTGCGGAATAGCTTCGCCAGTTGCCCATGCATCTACGTTAAATTTCACTTTGACCATATCGCCAACTTTAACATCTGAATTTGGTGTTTTTTCAGTTTCTTCACCGGCTTCTGTTGCTGGTGTGTCCGTTTCTGGTTTGTCAGTAGCCGTATATCCGTTATCCGTAATTCCTGTTAGGTCTACGTTACCATCAAAACCGCCTGCAATATAAGTTGAGGTAAATTGCCAAATTGCGATACCATCCATACTAGGGAAATAGTTATATAACGGACTTGGTGTTACATCATAGCTAGGATATGCAGCAATCCATAAGGAATTAGGGAACTCTTTAATAATTCGCTGATAGTCCACGTATTGCAACGTAAAAGGCTTGTAACTGTAATACATTGGTGTATATCCTGCTTGTTTGATGCGGCGCATACCATACAAAATCGTTTCTGTATTTGCGTTTACATCAGGACTAGCTCCATGTTCAAAGTCTAAAGCAACGATGGAATTTTTAGGCGTTTGGATTCGTGGCAAGAAATAATCCATTGTCGTTTTGGCAATATCCATGCTACCGAACGTATCGTACCAGATATAAGTGTGCGCTCGTTTCCCTTGAGCAATAGCACTTGCTACTTGCGTTTTGTAGGTATATTGTTCGTAAATACCACTAGCATTGTAGCCACCAATTTGAGCGATAGCGAATTTATCATGTGCATAACCAAAGCGGCCTTGTTCCCCCTGGTAAATCGCCCAATCCACACCTTGATCTCCTTTTGCAGCAAATACACCGGTAGGCATAAAAAACAGAGCGACAAGCGCTCCTGCTAAAATTTTCTTTTTCATTTAAAAACCTCTTTCCTATTTTTTAAACAAAAAAAGAAACGACACAAGCCGCTTCAATTCTTGTCTTTATTTCTCAACTGAATAAAATAATCCTTTAACTTTTCTGGTAAAGGAATGAATTCCAATACATTCTCGCAAAATGAAATGCCTTCATTTGCAATGTAAAAAATAATCACCATTTCCCTAATAGGAATATTATTCCCTACTATACTTTCAACTTTCACAGAAACTGCCACTACAAATAAAATCATTACTTTTTTTGCAATTCCTAACATGCCGATTTTGCTTGATAGTGATTTAGTAGCGATGGCTTTAAGCCAACCTGTTACAAAATCAACAATCATCAAAAATAACAAAACATCTAGCAACTGATCCATTCCCCCAAGAAAGCTAACGCAAATACCACCTACAATACTTGCTACAATTGATAAGTGGTTAAAATATTTTTCCACTGACTTACCTCCGGTTTTATCTTCTATCATTAAATACCTTTAATTTCTTTTATAGCTAACGAAACAAGTGCCGTCCGGAAAAGCTTTTTACCCTCCCGAATACTTGCTTTGAACGTAAACACATCACCCTCTTGTACTTTAACGTTAACAGAGCCATCTATTGTACTAGATTTGTCTAAAGATAATGAAGGCGGGGCACCTAACTGAGAAATAAAGTAGTTTTTAGACCCAACACTTGCAAATGCATAAGCATAGTCAGTACCACCGCTACTACCGTGAAATTTGAAGGTGCCGATAATATTAATAGCTGCTTCTCTTGTGAAAGTAATTGAAGTATTATCTGCACTAATTACAAAAGGTAAATTTGATTGACTATGCCCAAAATCAGTTCCTACCAAAGGACCTAATACATAAGTATAACCTGATGAAATATCAGTTCCATCAGGTCCAGTCCCAAAGTATGCTTCAAATGGAGGCTCTTTTGTCATAAACCCTTCTATTTCTTTAAAGTTAAGATTCAAGTCATCTTGCGCGTTTAACTGTCCTCGTTCAAAATTTGTTTTCATTTATTTCGACTCCTTAATTTTAATCTGTACACTTTTATTTCCCTCATTAAGAAGAAAGATATTAGGCGCTGTTTCTTTGATAGTTGGTGAAGACAAATTCCAATTGATTGGAACTTTTACAGTCAATTCATTTTTGCTTGGATAACCCGCTTTAAACGGAATTGATTCTGGCACTTCTCCAACCCAATTTTCTTCTCCCAAAGGTGCAACACCTAAACCGTCATGCCATGCTAAGACATCAATTTCAGGATATTCAAAAGGTAAATTTTTCTTTGTGAAAATCAATTGATCTGGTGTTACTGCTGCTATTTTCTTTTGCAAGTTTAGCGCAACATCACCATCCATATCGTTGGAAACTGTGACTAAAAAATCTTGCCAATCTTTTTGAGCTTCCTGAATGTACTCATTCCCTTTAGCAATGACCAGTTGCATATCTGCTTCTAAATTTTTCTTTTGCTCTTCCGTGTATTGATTCATATTTTCAATAATGGTATTCAGCATAGCATTATATTTATCTTCCATTCCCGAAACTGATACATTTTCAAACGGTGTTGAATAGCCACATACTTTTTCATCTGGTCTCTTATCTGTGATCAAATCCGCTGTAATAGCTGTGCTGTTTCTCGGCACTCTGACAGTGGCCAACTGAATTTCAAATACATCTGGCGTGCGTTCGACTGTCACATTACCTTTTTTGACTGCTACATAAGCTTGTCTAGCGTTCATGTCGTGCCGAACAACAATAGAGTCTGTTCGATCTTGTGTTGAAGAAGCAACGTCAATTGGTACTGCAAAAGCAGACGTATTTATATATTGATAACCTTTTAAACTTGCTGAGCCTGCTTTTACAACAACTCTCATCCCAACAGAATCAGCTGCAGTAACTCTTAACGCTTCACCGACTGACATCATGACGCCATTGCGAAAGATATTTTCAAAGTATTTTGCCCAGTCTGCCGATGTATAAGCACGATCGTATGTGCCATCATCTTGCAAAACGGCATCATAAAATAAACTTAATTCCGCCAAAAATAACCACCTACTTTCCTTTTCTCTTGATTACATCAATAATTGTTTTACTTTGGTTACCGAATTCACCGTCAATATGGTATCCCTTCTCATCCCAGGTTTGCGTTACAGAATTTAGAACCACTGTATCTGAATAGCCAAAAGAAGAAATACGTTTTACTCGATCCCCCAATTTATAATCTCGACCATAAACAAAAAGACTATCATTCAAATTGATAGTCCCATTCAATGCCAAAACTCTTGGTTGTTCAGTTAATTTTTCTTTTCCTCTTGATTGCAATGTGGCAATATATTGTGCATCTGGCATTTTTACATCATCAACAGTCTGTTGTAAGTCACGAGCATCGACATATATTTCTTTTCGTTCGAGGCCACTCAAATTGTTATTTACTTGAGTATGCTTCCGAGCTTTTCCTTCGCCTTCTCCATAAATAAGGGCTGTAGTCGCTTCATCATAGTTGTTCTTTTCTAATGATTCATTAGTGACATTTTCAAACTCTGCACTAAATTGAACTACACTAGAAACATCTTCACTTTTTCTAAAACGAATATTTGTTCCAACTTGGCCGTTTGATGTTGAGCCAATACGCCCATTCGAGATAGGAATTTCGTCAAAACCAAAATTGTAACTTTCACACAGTCCCTCTATTTCTTCTTCAACATTCCCATAACTGTTTTGATAACTAATGTTTGAATTAGTAATTGCTGGCGGTTGTTCAACAGATAAGTAATTTATTTTTCTTTTAGCATCTGACGGAGAGACCACTTCGTTCCGTAAGTGATCGTAGCAAATCAGCTCTGGTCTTTTTGTTTGATTGTAAATTCGATAAACAATTCTCTTACCAGATTTTGCAAAAAGAGACTTCCCAGAAATTGTAATTAATCCACTGCTCAAATCATCGCAAATAATAGAATCAATATAGTAAAAGCAATTATTAATTAATAGCACTGTGTCTTCGTCCATTAATTCTTTTGGCATATACTTTAAAAGAACAACCGTTTCAAAAGTATTGGCTGACTTGAAATTTTCTTTGACACTCATTGATTTCCATATGTCCAGAACTGCCGTTGACTCATAATCAAAGCCAGACTTTCTTCGAAACACCTCTACAAAAGGTAATGGCATAAAATCCATAGCTACACCCCGCTAACTAATGGTGTAAATTGCATTTCACATGTAATTCCATTTTGAGAATTGTTGGCCGCTTTTAGTTGTAAATAGTTATCTCCTTTAGATAATCGAAAGAAACTACTACCCTCCATACGTTCTGGAACAGCATTAGTTTCTACACCATTAACAATTTTTTTCGCATACAACTTTCCACGTACCGTTGAAAGTTCGAATCTTGTTCCAGGTTCAAAGGTTCCTTTAAATCCAAAGAAGGTTTGTTTTGTCACATCGTAAATCTGCGGATCAGTCACGGTTGTTACACATTTCATATGAAAAACTGCTCCAACCTGCACATCTCCATTGTTTACAATCTTTTCAATATTCCCTGATTCAAAGCGACCAAACGTATGCTTCTCGCCTTGAACAAAAACCATTGGAAAAATAAGCGTTGGCTTCAATGTTGCCAAAGGAACCAGTGAGTTATAAAACGACACATCACGGAAATAAGAATCAAATGCTTCAAACTGTAAAGAAAATAAGTTCCATTCGTCAACCTTATAAGGATTATCTTCATACAGCTTGAAGCTAGGCGCTTGAATTGGTAGAACGTCGGTTTCATACTCTTTGTCATAGACTTTAAGTGTTAGCTTACCTGTTTGTTTTAGATCGATTTTTTGAATCATATCTCGGCGCAGCTGATAAATTTCTTCTTCTGTTTTTCCAATTAAAGTGCCTTCTAGCAATGGTTTCCGAGTGCTTAAACGGATTCCAACAACTTTTGCACCGTCCTCTCCAAATACTTCTTCTGCTAGCACGACATTTTCTGGCGCTTCTAGACCTTCAACATTTTGCAAAAAATAAGGAGCTTCCTCATTAAAAACGAGTTGCTCCCCATTTTGATTCGTATAAACTAATTCTAGTTTCACTATTTAAACCCCCTAGCCAAGTCACGAAGTTGGCGTTTTGTTTCAATCGCTGTTTCTCTCGGTGTTTTTGTGTCAGCACCTGTGATATATTGTGTTACTTCCATGTTTTTAATATTTCCGTCTTTCAAGTAAGAAACCATTTCACGCATTAGAGAAGCAAGTTCGCTAAAATCATTTGATTCATGTGAATCTTGAACAGCAATTAGATTTTTAACAACTGAAGAGTTTCTCGGAACTCCCACGCCGTTTTCATAATGAGGAATTAGTTTCTTTGTTTCTGAAGCTTTGATTACTTTTGATCCTTTTGGTAAATCTGGTAAGAATACATTTCTACCTTCTGGAATGAAAGGCACGCCACCTTTAGGAATCACCAATTCTTTATAAGTGCGTCCTTTTTGGTCATTGACGATTGCCGGACCACCAATATGATTATTGGTTCCTGTTTCGAGCCCTAAAATTTTTGCTACCCCAGCACCTAAATTAGCTACTACGTTTAAAGTTTTGGTAATTACCGAAGGTCCAGAATTAAAGTCACTTACTGCATTTTTCGCTTGAGATGCTGGGCCACTCGCTTGATCATTAGCCCTCAATAGTTTTTCTACTGGATTGTTTGCTGCGAAAATATTTAAGCTACTATTACCACTTGAAGCCGCACCGACAACTCCACCTGCATTTCCTCGCAGGTTTTTCGTTCCTGGATTGTTGGCATTGTAGGTGTTCAATGCATTACCACCTTGTCGAGCTGCAGCTTGCGCATTTGAAGAATCTCCACGTAGTATTTTCTGTGCTGGATTGTTCGCGTTAAATGCATTTAAGTTTTGAATACCTACCTGTGATTGATTTGATACATTGGAAGCATCTCCGAGTAATTGTTTTAGAAGTGGTTTAACTTGATTGTAAGTTTCAACACTCAAACTACCTTCTGCTATCTTAGCTTTTAAATCTTCGTTATTACCTAACATTTTTTTAACCGGATCGGGTAACGCCTTCCAAGCGTTAAAGCTTTCTTCCGATGCCATAACTTTTGTTAATAAGTCGGTATTGTCTCCAAGCATTTTTTTCTGATCAGCTGGCAAGGCATTCCATTGTTTTAAACTAGTATCAGAAGTCATAATCTTTTGTAGCACATCAGAATTATTAGCTAGAAGTTTTTTCTCTGTATCTGGTAAATTTTTCCAACGGTTGTATGATTGTTCTGATCCATATATTTTTGAGAGTAAATCGTAATTATCACCAAGAATTTCCTTTATATCTACTGGAACTTGCGACCAGTGTACAATTTTATCTTGAGATTGACTTAACACATCAAGAAAAGATTGATTTTTAGCTTTTAATTCTTTAACTTGTGGCTGATAGTCTTTCCATAACCCTAAATTAAGCATTGTTTCAGCCATTACTTCTGGTGTATTTGAATAAAGAACAGCTTTTTTCTCTTCAAAATTCAATTTACCCCAGCTGCCTTTTGCTTGCAATGCTTGTGTCATTGTTTTTGTAACGTTACTATCTAACAAAGCTTGTTGTTCGGTAAACGTCATTTTTTCCCAACGTCCATTAGCGATGGCAGCTTCTGCAATCATCAACTTAGCATTACTCTTTAAATCTGCGTTTTTAGAAGCATAAATAAGTTGATTCCAACCTTTTTCAGAGCTTGCAGCTTCATTAACTGCTTCTTGCGCATTTGTTTTGACTTCACCTGTTTTCGTATCTAAGATTAATTGATTCCAGAATTCGCCAAACTCATTTGCTTCGTCTGCAATAAGTTCTATTTTTTTTGCGTTTTCTCCGGCAGTTTTTGATACTTTTTCTGCAATATCAGTGAAGGAATCCATCATTTTTTTATTTTGACCAACTGCCGCTTGACCAGCTTCACCCATTGAACTAATTAATTGTCCATTGGCTAAAAATACTTGATCAGCCAATTCTGGATATTTGGCTAGAATAGTTGACATCTGATCTTCTGTAATCTGCGTGGCACTGTCGCCACTTTCTTTTAATAAGGATAGCATTTCTTTGGCATATTTACTGTTTAAATCATAACCGGCATCTACTAATTTTGCTTTCAAATCGTCCTGCATCTTAGTATATTCTATTTTGGATTGTTGCCTTTGCTTTCCTAAAGATTGCAGCCACGTTTTTGCTTGATCTTCTGATGCTTCTGCTACATTTCCTGTCATTGCAGATAAAATTTCTTTGGTTTCAGTTTCGCTTTTACCTAAAGAATTAACATAAGCTTCTGCGCTTTCTTTAGCTAATGATTTAATTCTTATCGCTTCTTCATAACTTATTTTGCGGTTATTGTTTGAAGCTTCTTGTTTAATTTGAGTTATTTTTTGATTATTTTCTTTCACTACATCTAAATATTTTTCCTGATTGAGCACTTCTTCTTTGGTTAGCTTATCTCCAGCTTCTTTTATATCATCTGGCAACTTATTAACAATGCCTTTCAGTGTCTCAATCTTTTTCGTCATATTTTCTTCGATTGATTGACCCATCTTAGAGAAATTATTAGCAATGGTATCGGTATTCCCAGAAACGCCTTTTTCTAGCAAATCAAGCTCTCCGCTAGCGCCTCTGCTATATCCTTGAAATTTAGTTAAGGCTTCATCAGTTGCTTTTCCTACATCAGTTCCCCATCTTTGTGTCCGTTGAGAACTATTCCAGGCTTCTTCTCCCCACAATTTCCAAACCGCAACGCCTGCACCAATCGCAACAGTTGCGCCCAATACCCAAGGATTCAACAAACTAAATCCTTTAGTCAATGAACCAATTTGTGTTGTGGTTCCTCCAATTTTAGCTGTTAATCCGCCTAATGCCGAACCAGAAGAAGCAATGTCTTTTCCGAATCCAAGAGAAACAGAACTACCTTCTGCAAAAGCTTTTGTAACATCTTCAATCGCTCTTTTCTTAGACATAGCAGCCATTGTCTCAACAAAGCCCTTGCCTAAAAATCCTACACCCTTCGTTAAAGTACCTGTTAACTTAATAGCAGGCCCCATTGCAGCAGTTAATGCAATCATTTTAACAATTGTTTGCTGTGTTTTAGGATCAGCATTTGAGAAAGATTCCGCTAAGTTCGTAACCATTTTAATCATTGGTTTAGTTGCTTGAAGCGCATCTCTCAATGCTTTTACTAAAGGACCACCAAACGTGATACCTACGTCAACTGCTTCATTTTTAAGCATCTTTAATTGAGATTCAGTAGTTTCATATCGCTTGTTAGCTTCCTCTGTTAAAGCGGTGTTTTCTCCCCATGCTTTAGTTCCACGATCTACAGCACTTTTAAATACATCACTGGCACCAGCTGCACGTAGCAAACTGTCACGAAGACGAACTTCGGTAATCCCCATATCATCTAAAACAGCAATTGCAGATTGTCCGTGTTCCTTCGTTTTTCCTAGCCCTTCAATAAATTTGATAATAGCACCTGAAGCATCCTCTTTGAAAGCTTTAGAAAATTGTTCTGCAGACATTCCAGCTACTTCTGCAAAATCATTTAATTTTCCTGATGCATCGGTGGCTTCTTTATGCATTGTTTTTAATTCTTTGCTAGTTAACCCCATTGCACCAGCAGTGTTTTTTAACTCTTTACCGCCATTTCTAACAGCGCTAGAAACCTGTTCCATAGATACACCAGTTTGTTGGCTTAAACTCTCTAACCCTGCAAATGCATTGGCTCCATTTTCTACAGCCAATTGCATTTCAACCATCACTTTAGAAAATGCAGAACCGCCTGCTTCTGCTTCAATACCAACCGAACTCAATGCAGCCGCAAATCCCATGATTTGAGCTTCACTCATTCCCACTTGGTGACCAGCACCAGCAAGACGTAATCCCATTGCGGTTATTTCTGACTCGGTTGTCGCAAAGTTATTTCCTAAATCAACAATCACAGAACCTAACTTGTCAAATTCCGTTTGTGGCATTCCTGTAATGTTGGCCAATCGAGCTAAAGCAGTTGCTGCTTCTTCTGCACTCATGTTCGTTGACTCGCCTAAGTCAATCATTGTCTTGGTGAAGCCAACTACATTTTTAGTTTTAATCCCTAACTGCCCTGCTGCTTCTGCAACGTTTGCAATTTCCGTGTGACTTGAAGGTAATTCTTTGGCTAGTCCACGAAGACCATTTTCTAAATCTTTGTATGAGTAAACAACCTTACCTGTCGAATCCACAACTTCATCATTGGTCTTTTTCACACCTGCAAAATCAGATTCCCATTTCACAGCGGCCGTTGTTACTGCTGCAGCCCCAGCAAGAATTGGCAAAGTTATACCTTTTGTTAAAGCTCCGCCCACTTTTTCCATTTTTTGCCCACTAGAAATCATTTTTTCGCTGGCATTATAAATGGCGCCAGTGGCACCAGTGGTTTTGACTTGCATTTCTGCCATTTGACCAGCTGTTTGAATTAATTGAGATCGATAATTTGCTAGTTTTCCATTGGCATCTTGCAATTGAGTTGCTAGCCTTTTGGTGGATTCTGTCGCTTTTCCATCTACAAATGACTCGTCATAAGCTTTTTTCAATGCAGCAACTTGTTTCTCTTGGGCTCCAATGATTTTAGTTAATCCATCAAAACGTGTGCCAAGCTTGCCCATTTGATTGCCCGCCATATCAGCGATTTTTGCATTGGCTTGCATTTCTTTGGCTAAATAACGAACTTCTTTTTTAGCATTTGCTGCACCACGACCAAAATCAGAACTATCCAAACCAAGCTTTATGACCATATTTCCTAACGGCGTTCCACCACTCATTTAGTTACCTCCTTCCCTTTATGCGCTACCACGCTTGACTAATTCGCTTAATGGTCGCACCTCTTGTTTTTTCTTTTTAGTTTTCTTTGGTGCCTTCAATAAGATTTCATCAATATCCAAGCAATCAGTATTCATGAAATCCCGAATCGTCCACCCAAGTTCTGTAACTGAATCACGGACAAAACCAACCTGCAGGTCATAAAATTCAGACCAGCTTAGATTTCCTCCGCCTTTTCCTTTTTTGACTCTTCCACATCTGTCTTAGATAGGCCAAGAACTCGATAGCTGATAATTTCCCATATTTTATCAATGTCTAAAGCATCCATACCGTTAAGAATTGCTTCTTTAGTAAGTTCTTTTTCATCGAACAAATCGGCGACAAATTGAATTTGCATTTCTAAATAGTCGTCCGCTGTTGGTTCTAATCCTTCGCTTGTTTTTTCTTCTCTAAGTGAATTTTCTTTTTTTATATAGTCTGTACGCTTAGAAAACGGCACAAAGTCCTGTGTAAAAATTTTTTCTTCGCCATCAATGCGTAAAGTTAGTTCAATTTTGCGTTCCATTTTTTAACCTCCAAAAAAAGAACGGCTAACTAAAGCCGTCCTTAATCAATAATTTTTATTCTGCTGCTGATACTGTCAAAATACATTCTGCTGTAAAATTACCGTCTTCAGTTGTGCCAACAATTTTTGTAACACCTTCCGAAACGGCTGTTACTTTTCCTTGCACTGGCGTTACCGTTCCAATTGCTGCATCTTCAGAACTGAATCTATACGCTTTGTTTGTTGCGTTTTCTGGCGTGATTGTAGGTGTTAAAATTGCTGTTTCACCAACTTTTAAAGCTAATTCAGTCTTATCCAAGGTAATTCCTGTTACTGCAATAGGTAATGTTTTAAACGCTGGTACATCGACATGATCAGATTCTTTTTCTTCACCGTTAACAGTAGCAACACCTGTGACAGTAAAGTCACCTGCTAAAACATCCGTATTTGCGGCAATTCCTGTAATAGCTAAAGGTGAAACACCTTCTGCAACAGGATTAGTTTCACCTTTTTTATAAAGTCTAAATTTTTCTGGTGGAATAAACGACATTTCTTGTCCTCCTAACTTAATTCAATATTGGCCCCATCTGTGGTGGGAGTAACAGCTCCTACTGTGGGGCTTGCTACTTTTCCGGCGCTGGTGTTTCTTCACCAAATAATTCTGTTGTCAATTCTGCTAGAGCTTCTGAATTATCTGCAAAACCGACAGTAACTTTTTTACCGTTAATTTGACGAGAAACAGCAGAATAAACATATTCGCCAGGCTCTGGCGTAAAGTCGTCATCATTTAATGTTTCGCCTTTGACACCATCTAATGAGAATGTGCCTGCATACATACCGAAGCCAAGTTTTTCGCCATACAAATCTTCTGATTCGATTAATACTGCGTAGTAAGGTGGCTCTGTATCCTCGCCAATATGATAAACTTTGCTTTCCTCGCTAGCTTTTTTATGCCCTAACATTTCATGTTCAATGGCTGATGGTACATCTAAGATACCTAAGTTTGCTGCAATATCTCCGTGCCCTTTACGTGCCACGTAGTATGCAATATTTGATCCGAAAACTTTTGACGGTTCTTTGGTTAGTCCTGTAATTTCAAAGCTTGCTGCGGCCCCTTCTTTTGGCTTGCCATCAATGACATGTTTCTTACCAGCGACTGGCTTTAATTCATTGTCCAATTGTTGAATAGTGATTCTGCTAAATCCGTATGTTTGCATAAATTTTTTCCTCCTAAAAAAAAGACACCAACTTAATAGTCGGTGTCGTGGATTTGTGTATTTTTTCTGTAACGTCTTGCATCTACAAAACGTTTTGTTTCGTTAAAGTACTGATCTAAGCCACCATCTAGGCGACCAAATCCAATTTGTTTCATCGTTTCTTCAACTGCTTTAGAAATTTGCTTGGTTACCATTCTGTCCATGCTTTCAACATTTATTTGATAATTGAAGCGAATTGACAAAGCTTTGTTGTTGGCAAAATAGGCGTTGTTTTGTGGACCAAGAAAGTTATCAATGATAATGAAAGGCTTGGTAGTATCCAAAGTTTCTGGTACTTCATAAAATTTAATTCTTTGAGGTGTCACAAGCTCATTAATTGTTTCATTTTCAATCAAGGCATTGTAAACTTCCATCATCATATCTTTCATTTAGCTAATTCCTCCATATCCGACTTCATCTCTCCAAATGCTTTCGCTTGAATTTCATCAGCTGCAGCCTGTAGTTTTCCCATTCCACGAGGTCGTACATAAGTACCATAGCGCGTATAGCCGAACTCATTTAAATGGACGATAGGCGCACGTTCCTTTGAAGCCCAGCCAGTCTCAACTCGTTTTGGATTACTTTTCACACCACTACTTATAACTAAGTCATGCGTTTTTCCTGAATCTATATAACTAGCCATGTATTTTTTAACAGTCTGCTTGTTTCTTTCGCCTTGTTTTTTTAAAGCTTTGTTTGAAATTCTATTTACTCGTGCTTGACCTAGTTTATCTTCCATATTTTTGAGAATTCCTTCTAACCCTGTCACTTCGCTCATGACGTTATCCCTAGAACAATCTTGATAAAACGGTTATCTTCAAAATCTGGTGAAACATCTACGATTTCCCATTCTTTGCCCACTGGTAAAGCTCTATAGTCGTCAATAACAACTTTATGTTTGTTTGTTGGAATATAGTCTTGGTGTGGATCACGGATTTTAATTGTCAGCCCCTCTTTAGTTCCTTTTGCGTTCAATATTTCCATATCTTTCATTGACGGATTGTAGATTTGCGCTTTACATGAATGAAGTTCTTTCTTTACTATTTCGCCAGGTTCAGGTCCTTCTCCCGGAATAAACTGAAAAAAAGAAACTGGTGTTTTTAATTCGCCAGCTCCTATTTTGGGACGTTTATAATTAGGGTGTATTGCCAAATCCTTCACCTCCTGAAATATCGATGGAAGCATCCATAATGCTTTGCTGAAAGTTGAGATAAAAATATTCTAAGGCTTCGTTTCTTACATAACGAGTTCTTTCAAAAACAAGTTCTTTTCCTTTTCGATATACTTTTGGATCAAAATCTCCTATAAGCGTTCGAATATCTTCAAAGGAATCATTTAATTGTTCTTTTATAGAGTCATCGTCTGACGAATGAAAGACTTGATTTCTTTCTTTGAACTCCTTTAAATATGATTCCATCTAATCCCCCCGTGCTATTTCAAATCGATAGTTGCCCCATCTGTTGTTGGGTTTATCTTATTAACAACAGGGGTGTTTACTTTGTTGCTGGTTCTCCATCGTCAATTTTAATATCATAAATTTACGCTGCATCGTTATCAGCTGGCTCACCATTGCCCAATAAGTCGGCAGCGTATAATGTTGCACGCTTCATTGCAAATGTTTCTTTATAAACATAGACTTTTTCTGCACGTGATTGCGTAGCATCATATTCTCCACCAACAAAAGCAATCAATTTATTCTCTTTTACTTCTAAAGATTCAATGATATGGTCTTCAGAAATAAATGGTAAGTTTGAAACGAATACGCCATTTGCATTTTGCGTAGTGACACGAGCAACAATATCGTAATAGTTCAATGGATTAACAATTAAGTATACATTTCCTTTAACTTTTCTTGTTTTTTCCTCTCCCTCGTCACCATCGCCGACTTTATCGGTATATTTAGAAGCTTTCTTCAATAACATTGCGAATTCTTTAACCATTGTCTGTGAATCTTTAAAAGTTAAGATCCCTGCTGATTCTTTATCAGCATATCCATTTGTCGGATCAATTGCCGCATTCATATCTTTTGTTAGTCCAATAGGTTGATTATGACCAGACCCATTGATAATTGCTTTTTCCCATGCTTCTGCGATTGCTTCAGATAAACATAAACGAACGTATCGGTCAACCCAGCGTGGACCTAATTCTAAAGTGTCATTTGAAATTAAGAAAAACGCTGTTAAAGCCAATTGATTAAATTCTGTTGCACCAAATTGTGCATCTAATTTCCCTTCAATATCTTTATGAAGTGGCCCCCATACCGCTACACCTTTACGACGAGAACGAGTAATTTTAGTTTTACCTACTGAAGGGGTAAAATTAATAATTTTTAACAATGGACGTTCTTCTTGTAAACCTTCAAAAACACGTTCTAAAATTGTTTCTGGCCAGACTAAATCTTCATCAAATCCACCCGCTTTTTCAACTTCGTTATAAAATTTTGTTTCTTCATTAGTTAAAGTGTGAATGCCGCGAGCTTCAAGCACACGGTTATCTGTTACATTTTTCAGCTCTTCATATTCAGCTCGTACTTGCTTTCCTGCATCTTCTGCAACAGCAGTAACATATGCTTCTAAAGCAGCATTTACCTGTTCTGATGTCGCCTCTTCATTTGTTGATACTGCATTAAATTGTTTCTTCGCTTCATCTGTTTTGTTTTTTAATGTTAATGTCATAATCATGCTCCTTTAGTTAATCTATTTATTAAAGATTTTTGTTTTGGTTTTGATTCTTGTTTTGCTTCATTCGTCACAGCTTGTTGGTTTAAAGACATAGCTTCCGCAACAGCATTTTTCACCATTTCAGCTATATTTTCCTTTGAATCAGTTGAATTTTTTTCGGTGTTTTTCTTAACTTCTGTTGCAAACCCATATTCTACAGCTTCTTCAGCTGTGAACCATTTTTCTTCCTTCATCCATGTTTCTAATTGATCTGTTGTTTGCCCTGTTTTTTGTGAATAAATTGAAAGAATGGAATCATCGATAGTTTCCAAAGCATTCAAAGTCTTTTGAATGTCTTGTTTATTTCCCCATGTAAATGTTGAAGCCTCATGAATCATAACTGAAGTCCCTACATTCATAATTGCTTCATCAGCTGCCGACAGAATGAATGTTGCTGCTGAAGCTGCTACACCAGTAACTTCTACCGTTACTTTTGAGGGGTGATCTTTTAAATAATTGTAAATTTCAACACCTTCAAACACATCTCCACCTGGGCTATTTAATTTAATGGTAATATCGTCTGTCACTCCATCTAAAGTTTCCCTGATGCTCTTCGCATCAATAACATCATCATCGGACCAATATTTTTTTCTGATATTTCCCGAAAGAGTCAAAACTCTTTTACCTTCAACTAACTCGTTAGAAAACTGAAACGGCACGTTTCTAGTCTTTGCCATTCTCTTCCTCACCCCCTTTCACGAGTGCATAATTTTTAGTCATAATTAGCTTCTTACCTTCTCCATCTGGCAACGAATCATAATCCGTTTCTTCCCTCACTTCATCTCTTAGGAATGTTCCACTAGAGACGATTTTGTCAATTTGAGTTGCATTTTCTAGAATACTTACAGGTAAAACTTTAGTTACTTTAATTCGTTCGCCATTTTTATACTCTTGGCGTGTAAGAACTTTTGCAGTTAATTCATCTTGCAGCTTTTTCATTAAAGGAATAATACATAGTTTTCTAAAAGCTTTGATATTGGAATCAAGTTCTGATTTTTCACCATAAATAAGCGCCGTAGGAACTCCTATGGCGTTTGCTACATCATCGATCAACGATGTTTTCATTTTGTTTAGCTCATCCAGAGACTGATTGGAAACCCCTTGTTTGTTGGTGTATTCCTCGTACTCGAATCCTTTGATTTTTGCTACGATAGCTACTGATTTTGTTTTGAATGCATTATAGACCTTGTCGATATACTCCTGTAACCTTTGACTTCGTGTCTTACCGTCTTTCCCTTTTTCTTCGTTAATGCTTCCGGTTGAATCGATAGACACTGATCCACGAATTTGATTATTTCGCATGGCAATTTCAATGATTCGCCCAAATAACTCGGAATAATCCTCGAACAAGCCCTTTGTAAAACGATCAAGTTTATCATTGTTGTATTCAATGTAGATCACATCAGACATATTGAAGCTTTTTTGAAACACATAGTTCTTTACTATTACGCCAGTGAACACATCATCATAAACAGCATATTCCGTACGAGAAAAATCATCAGCTATCAGCAATTGGTTATCTTCAGTAAAAATAACCAGCACTTCGTTGTCGTCCATAAGTCGGTAGAAAAACTTTTCCCAGAAGGTTGCAGCCGACATATCATTGTTGGGTCGAACATTCAAAATGTATTCCCAATCAGCAGTACCATCTTTGTTTTTGAACTTTACTTCCAGTGTGGACATTGTCCTTGCTACAAAATCAAGCACTGTGTTCTTAGCCATGATTTTCAGATATGATCGAGCGGACTCATCATCACCATAGACGAGATCTGGAATCCAGTCTGAAGGATCTTCATTACGTATGGACTGCTTAAAAACATCAAATAAACTCACATATTTTCACCACCTTTCAAATGTATTAAGAATTCAGATTGACTAATAAAAAAAACAATGATATTATTTATGCATATTATTACGGAAGGGTGGCCGAGTGGTTTAAGGCGCTGCACTGAAAATGCAGTAATCGGGTTTCCGATTCAGGGGTTCGAATCCCCTTCCTTGGAATTATTCTGGAACGCTATTGCGTTCCTTTTTTTTTAGAATTCAATTTCATCCAACATATCAAACGCATCTTCGTAGTCATAGTCAATGATTTCATCAGCACGCCAAAGGCAGTATTCAAAAGCCTTGAAACCGTCTGTCTTACGACGAACCTCTTCTTTCTTCTTGTACGATTTATTTCCATCACCATTAGTCTTAACTAGTACATTGTTTGTGTACCAGCGCATCAATGGATTATCACCAAAGATAATGTGATTATTGGCGAAAGCATCTTCAATTCTAGGTGCTAACAGATTATCTGCTGCTGTTGGATTTCTAATCAATTCGATTTCAAATCCTTCCTCCAAAAACAATGGTCGCAATAAATCCATCCGGAAATTATCGGCTACTATTTTCGTTATGCCGTATTTTTCACGTTGCTCAACAAACCATCCGACAACTGTTTTAGGATCGATTGTTGGTCCATCTGTGACCGTCAGCAAACCTTTCTCTTCCCATTCCCTTATTGGTGCAAATTTTTCTTTTGTAGTTTCAGAAGCTTTACGAGAATACCCGTAGTAAATGTCCACAAATTGTTTTCTAACGAACGAATGGGTCTTGAATACATAATCATCCCCATCACGAAACAAAAGTCCACAGGCGGCGAAATCACGCAGACTGGCATAGTCTAAACCGCCAATGGCTTGTTTTCCAATTAGGTTAGTTGGGAATGGTCTATTGGTCGCTAGAATTTCTTCACGACTAGCCACCGATCTTTCTAAGTCTGTGACAGGTAAATTCATACGTTTAGTCATGAATTCTTCCCTGTTACTTGGATCGTCTTCTAAGTCCTCATATTCTTCCATGATCGTTTCATACAGTTCTTCAGCATAATTAGATAACGGTTTATGAAACATCGGGTTCGCAAGTTCCCAGTTTTCAGGATCATTCACTTGATCTTCTGAATCAAGTTTACATATGAATGGAAAAAGAGCATTGAAACGGACTGAACCATTCAACACTCTTTTCGCTTTTTCTTTCATACTATCCAAGAACCCTTCTCGAACATATCCGTCAGTTCCAGAATAAAACTCCCTTGAATTTGGTTTTTTGCCCAAACCACTAATATGGACCTTTACATCTTTATTCGATTCGTACCGATGAATTTCATCGAATGCTACCGCGCCATCTCGCAAACCATCTTTTGTTTCTCCGTTGCTCGTTCGATACTTAAGTTTGCTGCCAGTTTTCTTGCTTGTGATAACTGATTTTCCATATTCAAAAGCTTTCTGCAACGTTTTATTTCGTTTGATTGTATTGTAAATTTCTTCAAATGACGTTTTAGCTTGCTCCTCTGAGTTTGCAACAATCGATATGTTGTAATCCATTATTCCATGTACCTCGGTTTGTAAAAAATTTAGAACCACAGATAGCAAACCATTCTTGCCACCCCCACGTCCAAACATCCAAAGAAACTTTCTATACACCCGACGGTCATTTTTCTTGAAAAAGAAAAATATAAACGCAATTAAAAATTTTTGGAATGGCTGCATTGGAAAAAACCATTTTTCTCCATAGGCGATACATTTATCGATCATCTCATCATCAAAATAAACATCGTCACGACTGAGTACATCACGCTCTAAATATTCAATTAAATCCTTCCGCTCCTGATTGAATTTAATCTGACCAGTTTTGAATTGATTAATATAAAAATCAACGTGTTTTTGATGTATCATGTTAAATCACTCTCATCATAATCATCATCTGGAGCGGTAATCGTTTGATCCAGTGGATCTAAATTTAAGTCTTTACCAAGCGTTATTAATGCACGAGATATTTTCACTTTTTCAGCGATTGCAGGATTAGGTTTTACAAATTTTTGCGTACCATTTTCCACCTCAACTATTGCTCCGAATTTAGTTATTGAACTATTCATTTTTCGATAAAGCTTTACTAAATCAATATATCTTTCAACTTTTTCAAGTTCAATCTGATCATTTTCATCAATTTGTTTTAATAATTGTTTTTTCAAATCTGCTATCCTAATGTCCTACACCCCCCTATAAAAAAATTTAACGTATATTTTTAGACAGTTGACCCCATCCACCGGTTCCCGCAGTCCCCACTTTATGGCAAAATATTTCGATGGGGGGGTACATTATCCCACACTTTCTTTAGTTTTAAGCTGTGTTTCTCCCACAACTCCGAAATGTTCTTTCAGTGGATTATTTTCACTACAAACGCTAACGAATTCGTTTAAGTAACCCTCAGGAATAAGAATCGTTACGAAATAACTAGTTGCATCTGATTGATTCGACAAATCAAAACTTGCTTTATCAAACGATTTGAAACTGTCCTCTACCACCATTCATCATCCCACTTTCTTTTTCTTTTCGATTCTCTATAGTTAAATCTTCCGTGTCGTTTATTGTGACAGTCTTTGCATAACGTTCTAAGGTTGTCTATATCTAATGCATGCTGCGGATAATGTTCCAACTCTTTAATGTGATCCACTTCAAGAATAGAATCATATTGAGTTGTTAACTTACCTTCCTGTTTGCACCACTGGCATTCGTAATGATCACGCTCTAAACACTGCTGTCTTAATCTTCTCCACTCTGATGAGCCATAGAATTTAGCTCGTGCTTGTTTAGATGATACATCAATCATATTAAGCATCACGATGATGTTTAATAGTCAACCGATCCAAGTGCTCTGGATATTTTGGAAGTGCATTATAATATTCAATCGAAATGTCATGTAAACCATTTTCATGTTCTTCGTTATCTTCAGTATGCCAGTTATAAGAAACATCAATAAGTCCTCGAGGATATTTATCTAAACGTTGTCCTTTATAGTAAACTTCTGGAATCGAATCAGTATCTTTTAGTTTGATTTCAAGTAAATCAGCCGTTGTTTCTTTCGGTAATGGTACATCTGAACTTTCTTTTTGAGCGTGTTCTTTCATCTTCTTTTGAATTTCCGCATCATATTTAAGGCAATCTATGTCTTTGTTCCACGGTTCCTTTCGGTAAGTAGTGTACAAACCTGCAAGGATTCTTGTTCCTTTTGTCGCATTTTCAATTAGTTTCTCAATATATCTTGTAACTTTTGGATTCTTAACGATCATCGTGCCATTAGGTAAAACAACAAAATTTACATCGTCATTGAATGTTTCATCAATGTTCGTTTTACTTTCTGAATACTCATCCTTAACTTCTAACGTGAAGACTTTATCCGTCATATCCAATCACTTTCCTTTCTTCAAACTATCTATATAAGTATTAACCAACGCACGTTGTACTTGCAGCACGCCTTCAATACCTAGCGACTTAACATCAAGTTTCAATCGTTCGTTTAAGAACTGTGCATTGTGATCTGCTTCAAGTGTTTCTTTCTGAACGTAATAAAGTAATGCTGATGTCTCATCCATCTTCAGCCCATATACCGAAATGATTTCAATAAACAGTTCTGCAAGCGCATCTATATCTTTCTCTTCACGAACCTTCTTCATGATTTCTAAGAACTGTGCTTGTTGCTTTTTAATCTGTTCTTTTTTACTCATAGATGTAACAACCTCCTTATAAAATTATGTAAAAAGGACTGCATAGAAATGCAGCCCTCGTGAAAGGTAGTAGCGCCAATTTGTTTGTCCGAACATTTATTGACGATCTATTTATTTAAGCAGCTTATGCCACTTACTGGCGTGACAGGAGTCGAACCTGCATGTACTTGATTAAAAAATCAACTGCTCTCACCAATTGAGCTACACGCCATACCAGAAGGAGCTACCTTCTAGCAATTGCTAATAAATCAAATTAACCTTTACACACTCTCGTCAGAATATTTTCCCATCAGGACGTAGCTTTCGCAGACTTTCACGGCTAAAATGATTATGTCACTGACAAGGATTTGCACCTTGCATACGGTCTTTTTCTTCACAATTTGAGTATAATGTTCTCCAACTGAAGCCACTTTTTCGGCACGTAGTCTCGACCCTCGCATGACCGCCAACCGTTGACTGTTGCATCCTTGTGAATTTGTATTTGCGTCTACCTATTCCGCCACAGTGATTAAACTTAACTCTCGCAAACCTGTAGAAAAAAAGAGAGAGGAAATTCACCTCACTTCTTTAGTTTTATAATTGGTGGTTTGCGAGAGAATCTAAATGAGATCACAAGCGACTAAACGAAGAAAGTAGAATTTTTTTACTTTCTTGTAATCTCAAATCAAAAAAATAAGTAGGCAATCGTTCCGTTAATGTATTTGTGTAAGTGTGTCGCATTTCTTATTTTTTTGACACTATCATAATAACCCGTTTAGAAGGTATATGAAGTGTAGATAAAGTGTATAAAAGAGGTATAAAAAGTGTAGTAAATGGCTACTTAAAAGCAACCAGTTCCAGTGCCGAAGCAAATTGAACAATAATCATATTAGATTCTTGTTTCACTGATTCTTCACTGATACAGTTTCGTTGCGCTGCTAGATAGATTGGATTACCGTTGATGTATCGATCATAGAAGATTCTTTTTCTTCGCTCGGTTACATCTGGCTTGTGCGGATGCTGAATCGCAGAATAACCTCTAACAAAAAGCTTATGCAAATAATCAAACTCTTCTTGGGCTTCTTCTTTCTGGATTAACATTTGCTCGGCTTCAAAAGTGTTTTTGGCCGTTGATGGTGGAACCAAAGAGAATGAAGCTGTTACTTTTGGTTCCCTCGGCTGGCCAACACGACATCTAGCAGCAAGATAGGCAGATAGGAATACACTGACATTATGTTTCGTTTGTTCCATGTCTACATCCTTTGCATCTGGTGTTTCATATTTCTTTACGTCAAAAAGTACCATCCTTTGATTCCCCCATTTATGGTATAATATTCGTGTCGAGAATATTACCAATGGTCGGAGGAATCCGGCTTTTTTTATTGGCAGCTTTCTTTACTCATGATAAAATATTTTTATTGTGACCAATGTTTGGGGTAAAGTAACCTCACATATCACAAGCTACCACTTTTCTGGTAAAATATTCTTCTTAGTCAACCAGTGGTCGGTTGGCTTTTTTTATCAGTCAATATTCCATTTATTCATCCTCCATACTTAATTCCTAGTTTGTTCTGCTTTTTCAGTTACTATTTTTAAACCTATTGACTTTTCTAATTTGTCAGAGGCTTGATCAAATAGTTCACTCCGATTAGCAAGGCCGAGCACACGCTCGCCTGCGCTTACAAGGTTCTACAATGATTCTGCTAAATACTATCATTTTCCCACAATCTGTAGGCAAAACTAATAATGTTTTCTTTATGTGAATCTGTCATTCATTTTTAACTGCAGAACAAGATTCTTCCTGATGAGGTCTAAGTTCCATAGATTTCTCCTTTCTTTATTGATATAATTAATTAAAAATTGTTTAAAAGGATGAATACGAATGGGCCAATATGAGTTACGCAAAGAAGGACTTGAGCTTTTAAAAAAAATTGATACCAACAGAGATAACTACATTATCATTCACTATGCTTGCGAAAGTTTTAAAACAGGGCAAACAATTACCGCTATAGCTGTACGTCAATTTAGAGATGGACAAACTCAGTCTTTTTCTTTAAATAAGACTGCTCAAATATTAAATATTGAACCAAAAAATATCTCTTCTAATATGAAAGTAATAGAAACTAAAATGTTAGACGAATTCTTTAATTATGTCGAATCTCATAAAACATATCACTGGATTCATTGGAATATGAGCTCTGACAATTTTGGATTCAAAGGCTTAGAACATAGATATCAGGTTCTGCAAGGAACTCCGGTTATTATTGATGATTCAAAGAAAATAAATTTACCCCATTTGTTTATAGAATTATATGATAAAGGATTTGCTGCTCATCCTCGACTAGAAAATTTAATGGAAATGAATCATATTTCACCTAAGGATTTTTATCCTGGATATTCTGATGATCCAAATATAACAGACGAAACAGATTTACTAGATGAAGGTCGGTATAAGGAAATTCAAATTTCTTGTTTAAGGAAAGTTGATGTTTTCTCAAATTTTCTAAATTTAGCTATAGATGACAATCTAAAAGTTAAAACTCCTAAAACTAAAAGATATGGTTTAACAATTAAAGGACGTTTAGTAGCTTTGAGTGAGTTTATTTGGTTTAAACCTGTATCATATGTTCTTACTTTTGTAATTGGATATTTTATTGAAAAATTACTTGATAGTTTTTTTTAATTTTTCTTCATAAAAATGAATTGCGTTATTAATATCTAAAATGGTTACTGGAAAACTCCCTTTAAATTGATTTTTCACCTCTATCAAAGTTACTAGTTTTAGATAGTTATTTTTATCAGAGATTTATTCATATTCTTGGTTAAGCATATTTTCTCTCCTTGTTTTTTAATTATTATTTTTCACACTGTTTATACCTTCAATCCAGTAAACTAAAATGCTCCAGGTTGATACCCTTGAGTTGGATGTGGTGCCTGTCGCTCTTGCTAATTGTTTTGTTGGAGCATTCCTGATTGAGTTCCTTGAATCGGATGTTGTGGCTATTTCACAATTTCAGGCACTTCTTTTTTTGATAGTATCTGTCGTTGCTTGGATAGAAACAATCTATGTGTTGTTATTATATTAACGATGCATAATTTTCACTACACCTTTTGATTCAGGAAATAAAGTCCAATTAATTTGTAATGGATCTATCTTTTTCAATTGTTCACTCTTTTCGGTAAAATTCATTTCTGCCATTAGATGAGCTACATAGTATGGTGTTAAGAATTGACCTACACCTTTATTATAGATTTCCAAAGTCATGTATAACTCACCTAGCATTATCAGTTGAGGTTTCTTCTAAAGCTTAAATTTTATTGGCTCTTTTTTATAACCAGCATCAATCAAAATTCCCTCGATCACATAAAGATCCGTTTTCTGCTTCAAGCTAGTCTTAAATTTCTTCGCAATATTTCTAGCTTTGTCTAAAGAAACGAACTCATATTTTCTAGCCAATGCATCCGCAATAATAGCGGATGTTGGCGTGTAATAAATCTCCAGCAAAATGAACACTCACTTTCTACGAGATTATTCTTCGATTTCTTCTTCATCATCTTCAACTGTCTTTTCTGGGAAAATGATGTTCTCTTTATTTTTGCTCCAAGAATCAGCAAACGGCGCAAAATGTTGGCGTGCGATTTCCACTTGATTAATTAGATTCTCAACTGAAACCTCATGATCAGCCGCAATTTCTTCTAGCGCTTCCCCTTCATCGATCCGATGCAACACACCACGAACGTTGATTTTTACTGATTCTGGCCATTCGATTGTTGTTGCCTTCTTGATGAATTCATCAATAGTTTCTTTCGATACTTGCACAGCAACTTCTTCGACTTCTTGCACATCATCGCCCATTTCTAAAGAAGTCTGTTCTTCTTTTAGAACTTCAACTGTTCCGTCGTTATTTACAACATACTCGACATTTGGTTTATTCGTTTGTTTGTTTACTGGTACCTTGTATTCTACTGTTTCTGGCTCAATGGTCGTTGATACTGTTTTGCCTAAAAATTCGTTTAAACTTTCATATTTTCCTTTTAATGAAGCGTTGCTAACCACTAATAGCACTTCGATATTTCCGTTTGATTTAGATGTCACTTTTTTCACTTCTGGTCTGAAATTTACTTGTTTTGTCATGGTAAAACCTCCTAGTAGTTTGTGGCTTGTCGCCAGTGATAGTTAAAATTATTTGTGATGAATGGTTTTTTCTCATTAAGCGGCTTAGTTACGCCTTGTGTAATGACTTTAAAATCATTTGATCTAATAACAACCGCCTCGACTGGATGACCATATTTCATGGCAAACAGTCTAAATCTAAGCTTATTTGATTGATCAATGCCATAGGCACCAAAACTATTTTTTATATCGATTACATGTAGCCAATTGCCATCGTGATCCTTGATGATAAAATCTGGCGAATAGGCAATGCTCGAAATGTTTCCTCCTGGTATTTCGCACTTCTCGTGCATTGTAAATCTTGGGTGTACCTCAAAAGGCAATCCACAATTTTTGACAAATCGCTGATAAAACTTTGCTTCTTTTTCCGAGTCAAATATATATCCATCAATCGTGACTTTATTTCCTCGCTTATTTAAGGCTGTTGGGGATTGCATTGTTTTAACTCCCTTTCCTTGGTCGCAGTTTCCGCTCGAACTACTTTTCCATCTTTGTTGCATTCTGGGCATGGAATTGGTGTTGCATAATTAAACCTGTCTTTACCCCAAATCACACGCTGATCTTGACATCTAACACACTTCATTCTTATTTAGCCCCTTTCATCCAGGCTTGATTACTTTTGATTGCTTTTTCGGTTTGTTCCTTCTTAGCACCCTGTTTGATAGCTTTTCCTATATGTTTCTTCGCTTTTTCTGGCATTATGATGGCTTCCTTTACTTCTGAAACGGTTCCGCCAGATACGATTGTTGCAATAGCTGCTGTCTCTTTTTGTTCAAACAACACAGCATCTTTTAAATTAGCTACTGGCCAACCATCTTTACCAAGATAGGCTGAAATTTTTACTACATACGGCATTGAATAATTCCCCTTTCTATCGATTTATTTTTAAGGCTTTAAAATGCGTTTTAAGCCTTTTTTCTTTCTTTACATCTATTTATATTCGCTTGATTGTAAAACTGTTCTACGCTGAATATATTCGCTAAAAATAACATTTCAGATGCCTGCTACTCGTTTGTCTGATGTCCCTTCAATTTTCATCACAAAACCTTGTGAATTACTCATGATACGAGAAAGAATTCTCTCCCCATAAGCTTGACTCATTTCTTTACCAGTTAAATTGGTTGTAAATACTGTTGCTTTATTCTGCCGAGCTTCTACAATGCGATTTAAGGTGTCGTTATTAAAGTTGGTACTGTCATTACCTTTAACGCCTAATTCGGCCCCTAAGTCGTCCAAAACAACTAAATCAGCGCTTTTTATCTCTGCCATTAAGGTTCCTGTTATTGTCTTTCTGGCTTGTTCATCTTTCATCGCAAATTTTAGTTGTTCTAAGAGTTCCGCATAGCTAATAAATAGGCAGCGTTTATCATAGTTTGATTTCTCCAACACTTCCCAAGCAGTTGACATAGCTAAATGACTTTTACCAACGCCGCTTTTGCCTGAAAGGATCATATGAATTGGTTTATTCAAAAGAATTTCAGTTGTAGCTCGTTTGGCAATTTCAAAAGCAAGCTTGGTTTCTGTGTCTACTGTTTTGTAAGTTTTAAAACGACAATTAATTAAATTTTTGTCGGTATAAAGCGAGCTATATTTCAAGTAATTAATCGCTCTGGCTTTCAAACTATCGTTAAACATTTTCTCTGTTTCAAGGTCTTCTGCTTTTTTGCGTGCTTTATAGCCACATTCCATGCAAGTTGGCGGACACCTATCGGACCCATCTTTGTTTTTTGCACGCCAAGCATAAAGATTTCCTCCGCACTCTGGACATGGATCAGGTGTAATATAAAGCAACGTTTTAATCATTTTTGAAAATCCATCTGATGCTGACTGCATTCTTTCACTTCCTAAAATCCAAGATCATCGTAATCCGAATGACCCGTATTTGATTTCTGTTGCTTGGTTGTTTTCTTTTGCTTCCTTGCCGCTTCTCGTTCATCAACAGATTTGAACCCTCTTTGTTCCCAATCTTTCAATATGGCATTGATATAGTTATAGTTTCTTGCGTTTGCATCAATAGCAATTTCAATAGCTTTAACAATTAATTGTTCAGCATCTTTTTGACTAGCTCCGATTTTTTCAAAATCAGAAATCCAATAATCAAAATCGGTCATAGTTTTAGACGACATCAATCCAAATCCGTTGTTTTCCCAAATTGAACGAATGGACGACCCTTTATTGTTGTTATTAATATTCTTTTCATTCTTATCATTCTTTTCATTCTTGTATGTGGACAACTGTTGGACACTTGTTGGACGGTTGTTGGACACTTGTTGGTCATTGACTTGATAGTCATCCCAATTATTTATTGTTATAACGCTGTATTTCGGGGTTGATGAGATGGACAACATTTGCTCATTTTCAAATTTTTTTAACCATCTCCATAACGTACGCCCGACAATCTGTTGGTCACGTGGAACACCTTCATTGAACTCTTTCTCAATAACGGCGCGCCCTGTGACGAATTGACCGCTGGACACGGCTATTTCTTGACCATTAAAAATAAATCTACTTTCTTTATGGCTCGCCTTCATTAAACATAAAGACCAAAGTTTAAACATATTAGCGTTGGTCCAAACGAATGAATTGGTCACTTTCCGATACAATTTTATATATCCAGTATTCATTCGTTATGCACCTCCTATAAATCGTCCATACTGGTAAAATTTGTAATTTTGTTGTGTCCTCTACAATATTCACAAACTCCACAACTAACTGGTGCTTCCTCACCATTTTTAACTCGCACAACATGCTCGATGTTTTCTTTTAATTCTTCTAATTCGTAAATCATTTTTTCTTCGCTAAGAGTGATTAGTTTTGCTTCACTAGGTGTTTGTTTCGAAACGGCTGCAATGAGAGGAAGAAAATTTTTGTCATATTGTTGCCGAAGCAGTTCGCAATAAACAGCCATTTGCAACACGTAACCGAAGCGTTCAATAAAATTTGCTTTTCTGTTTAAACGTTCATCCCACTTTTTCTCGTGTATATCTTTGGTTGTCTTGATGTCTACAAAGTACTTTTCTTCTAAATTCAAACAATCAATTTTCCCTTTCCACATTGCACCGACAATTTCACCTGTGACGATTACTTCTTTTTTACCTTGATAAATATTTAAAAAGGCTTCTTCTTGTTTTAATCTTTCAATCATCTGCTCGGCAATTTGGAAATCTTTCAGTAGCCCAAACGGCTTTCTTGAAGAAAACATCTTGCTTTTGTTTTCTTTTTTAAATGCTTCATGAATTTCTGGTGATTCAAAGTAAGAATGAACATAATTACCAACTAGCAATGCTTTAGGATCGTTATCTGGTGTCCATTCGCCTTTTAACTTGGCAAGAGCTGCAGCTTCACATTCAAGAAATTTTTTATATTGAGAGACAGACATATAAGCTAGGTCCGCTTCTTGTGTATAATAATTTTCATCAGAAAGGATAATCGTCTTCTTCAATCGTTGAGACATCAGCTTCACTCTCTTTCTGATTGGTTTCATAACCAGCCATCACATCTAAAGTTTCCTGAACTGGTTCTTCTAAAATTTGTTCAGCCATTTTCGTTAAATCTTCTTTTTCAATTGATTTGGCTTGTTCAATATTGTTTTCTTGCTCAATAACTTTTTTATTGTTGGTAAATATTTTTTCTTCGAGTACCGCAGCTTGCTCTTCTCGCTCTGGTGTCACATCTTTTCGTTCAAATTCATTTTCGAGTGTGTCTTTAGCAGCTTGCACAAATAAATCATTATCGTTACTAGTATTGATTAAGTATTTAGCAGCTCGATTGATGACAGTTCTTTTTGCCATTTCTTCTGGGAAATCGTTTTGAACATTTTTTGTTTTTGCTTTACTCCATGACTTATCAATTTGTTTTTTAGTCATGACCGTTGTTACTTCTTTACCATTTGCTAGCTTAATAACCACATAAGCAGCCTTGATGTCGTTGTCTAGGTTTTCGAAGGATGTTTCATGTTTAGCCACGACTAAGTCTGGTCCGTCCATAGCAATTTCAAATACATCGCCTTCTCTGACTACAGCAGGCGTGATATCTGCCCCTCCTGTTACTCGATCTAACACAGCCATGGTTCCAAAATATGAGCGCATAAGCTGAACTTTATTTCCATATTTAATGAAATAGCATTGTTTCTTCGCAGGTGATAATCCTTGGATGACCATATCTAGTAAGGCATTAGAAATAGATGTTTTAGTTTCTGGGTTGTTAGCTGCCAACTGAAGAAGGTTCCCTCCTGAATTGTTAGTTAGTTCAAAGAAAGCACTTTTCAATGCATTCTGTGGACTATAGCCTAGCGGCATTTCTAATCCCTGCTCTTGCAATCTATTTAAATTTCCGATGACTTGTTCATCTAAAGATCGTTGTGTCATTTGTGTTAAATCGTTACTCATTGTCATTCTCCTTTTCTTCGTCATATTCCCACGTTGGCTCTAATGATTCTTTTTCTTCTAGCGCCTCTTGTCTAGCTCCTAACGAATCAAATTCAGGCATTTTCACCACTCCCAGAATATTTTCGTTTTGTTTTCTTCAAGTTCAACGCGATCAAATCCTTCTGTTTCTAATTGAGATAAAAACGTTGATGTAAGACCTTTACTATTCACCACGCAACTTGTATTACCATTTGATGCTGCAGTTCGAATTGATTGAACAATTCTATTTTGAGCATTTGCTAACATTAATTCGTAAACATCATCACTTAAACCTCTTACTTCAATCATTGCAGTTCACCTCGTAAAAATGCAGTTAGTAGTTCATCCACAGATTTTTCATTTGCAGCATCTTCGGCTTTTTCTGCTACGCATTCTGGACAATCACAAGGTTCGCTTATATTTAATTGCTCTTTTAGATCACCTACAAGTTTTTGCAAGAGTATAGCTAACCCGATAACTGAACCACAAAACGCAGTACTTCCTTGGCCTTTTTCAAAATTTGTAGCACATAGAAGAAGTTCAACATTCTGTGCCTTACATTCTTTTTCAAGTTCAATAATCATTCTTTCAATTTTTCTATTCATGTGGTACACTCTCCTTGAATTTGATATTTGTAACTGACCTACTTTGATGGCCGTCGAAGTGGGTCTTTATTTTTGTTTTTTTACTTCTCGATCTTCCAACGCTAAATCGTAGTAGAGCAACCAAATGATAAAAGCTGCTATATATATGTTTTGGATTAATGGACCAATATTGCTACCTACTAAAAGCCCCAAGCCAAAAACGATTAGCAATGCCGCTATACGTCTTAAATGATAGATTTTTCTCAATGTGATCATCCTTTCTTTAAAAACGATCTTTCGTCTCCATGAATTCTTTCCAATGAATATCTATAAAATGAGCGGTCATCTTAGCATGAAACTTCCAAGGCATCCCTTTACTAGTTGGGAACTTTACGAATCCGCCGTTTCTTATATCTACCTCTTCGCGATATTTATAGAAAACGAGTTTCCAGTCACGTATATCTTTCCCACCTAGGCGGTTAGTAACATCTTTTGCATTCCACGTCTGACCGATTAAGGTTTGATTTTCTAATTCTAAAATTTTTGCCTTTTCAATCAGAATCAAATTAGACGGTATCTCAATTGAAATTTTTGATTCTATCAGTTGCATCATCTTACTGACCCCCTATCTAATTTTGTAGTATTCAATAATTGCGGTTAGCGTTTCATGAGCCTTTTTACTTTGATTTTTCCCAGAAAGATAATCATTCAAGTCTTGTTTTGGAATATTGAAGTATGTTGCTACAGTAACTAAAGAAATTCCTTTTTTATCAAAGTATTCACGAATTTTAGTTCTGCCTGTCGTTGTGTCTGGCATATTATTTATCCCTCCTTTTAATAGTTAGTAAGTTAATTAGATAGAATTGTATAAAATTGTTGACTGAACACTACACTATAGTGTAGTATATAGACATACGAAATAAGCCTATAACAAAACCTTTATTATGCACTCGGTCGCCAAACTTAATGCTATAAGGTGTGTTTTTAGTTTGCTTTTTTCTATCCAATTAACTTACAAGAACAATATACACTATAGTGTTGTATTTGTAAATAAAAAACTACACTTTTTTATTGTTTTTTTGTAAGAATTTAAGGAGAATGCTGATATGACAGTATTTGAACGTGTCAAAACACTTGCAAAAAATCGATCAAAAACTATGAAACAAGTAACATTAGATTTAGGATATAGTGAAAACTATTTCTATAGTCTAAAAAGCGGCAAACAGCCATCGGCTGAAAAATTAAAAGAATTAGCTGACTATTTTAACGTGTCTGTAGACTATTTACTTGGTAGAACTGAAAACCCCAATCCAGTCGACAAAAATCAACTAACAGTCGAAGAAGCTTTATCATCTGTTATGAGTAGTGACGGAAAACCGCTGACTGAAAATGATAGAGAAATTTTGTCAGGCATTATTGAAGCGTATTTGGAGAAGAAAAATAAGTAGGTGTTGTTGTTGAGGAAACAAATTGAAATGATTGTTAAAGAGTTAGGTGTAATCATCTTAGAAAAAGAGGATTTAGATGCAGATGGACATTATATTGCGTCGATAAATACCATCGTTTTAAAAGATTCTTTGGACGAATGGAATAAAAGAAAAACCCTTCTTCATGAATTAGGCCACGCTAGCGAACATCAACATAACTACCAATTATATAATTTAGCTTTTTCTTTACATTCTAAAATGGAGCATGAAGCTGATGTATTCATGATTGACAATCTCTTAGATGATTATATGTCTAAAACTGGTTTAACTGTTGAACAAGTTAACTATATGCGTTTTATAGAAGATGCTGATATTGATGCACGTTATGAAGAGTGTATAAGAACTCTTTTGTTTAATAAACTACGAAGAATTAATTTTGCATAAAAAAAGCCCGCGTGGGGACACGGACTTCAACCTCATTTCGAGATTTAGCTGATAAAAATATTATAACAGAAATGAGGAATTTTAAAAATGAAAATAGGTAAATTGTTTGGGGTATCACTAATATCTTTTGCCATTTTAGCTGGGTGTTCATCAACTAATAATAACACGGCAGAAGTAAATAAATTAAAAACAACTGTATCAAGTTTAAAAGAGGAAAATAAAAAATTAAGCACAAAAGCTAGTCAGCTTGATGAAATACTAGATGCTTTTGGAACTTCCGATTCTAGCAAATCAGATGAAAATAGTACTGGTTCATCCAATACTTTGAAATTTAATGAATCTGGAACGTTTGGTAGTGGTGAGAAAATCACAGTAATTTCTGCTGAAGATGCTCCTAACCACCAATTGCATGAACCAAAAGATGGTGAACATCCAGTGGAAGTAAAAGCAGTTGTAGAGAATACCACTAGTTCACCTATCAGTTTTAATGTTCAAAATTTTGCTATGTATGATAACAATTCAGAATTAGCTGATTTTGATGCTAGCACTTATCAAAATAACATACCTAATGATATAGCTGCCGGAATGAAAGCTAATATAACTTTTTACTTTTCTTCAAAAGGTTCTGGACCATATGTTGTTACATTCGGGGACGGCATGTGGAAGCAATAAGTATCCCCTTCTCTGGTGAGTTCTAGCATGTTCGATTCATGCTAGGGGCTTTAGTTATACATTAAAACATATAACGTAATTTATCATGAGGTGATCATTTGTTAAACGAAATGGAACAGAAGGAATTTATTAAAAAAATAATTCCGGCATTTTCACAAGAGTATGTTGAACGACTGCTATTGCTCTATCCTGAAGCTTATAAAGAAAATCCCGAAGCTTTTCCGCTTGCAAATTTAAAAGGACTTGATATTTATTTGGTAAAGACTGATCAAAGAATACTTACAAGTAACTTTTTTGTTATCTTGAATTTAGGAACTGGTATTATACATGATGTTTGGGAATTACCCAACTCATATTATTCTGATTTTAAACACTTTTCCGGATCTCATGATTTCATCTCTTTTGTTTTAAACAAAGAGTTTGGGATACAAAATATATATCTTATTTCAAATTTTTTCGACAATTACTTGAGTGGTGCATGGGGAGATACTTCGGTAGAGGAATATATCGATATTCAAAAAGAATGGTTAGGTTATATGGCTAGAGAGAAACTTCTGACTGATGCTAGAAAATTTATAGGTCATATAAATTTACCTTCTTCTTATTATGCCAAGGATGCTTTTAAATATGCATACTCAGATTTAGATTTCGATCCAATAATTAAAATGGTTAACGATTCTGATTTTGAATATGCGATAAATGAGAGTTTAGCAGCATATGATCATTCTCTTTATCTTGCAGCAACTGCTACAGCAGGAACAGCTATGGAAACTTTAATAAAACGTATTTTAGAACTTGAAAATTCACCTGTTTCTGAAAATGAAACTACTGAACTTGGAGAATTAACTGGCCGCTTACGTAAAACTAAAGTTATTAACAGAAGGGATAAACGACGTATAATGCTAGCAGCTGATTTCAGAAATCTTGCTTCACATGCGAATAAAGGCAGAGTCATTCGACAAGATACTAAACTAATCTACCAAGAGATTTTCAATTTAGCTTTAAACTATTTTGAAAAATAATTTTCTCCTTTACCAATGAATACACTTTTATATCATAATATATAAAGTATAAAAAATGCATAATACTTCGATAAAGTATTGGAGGTGATACAATGGCAAGTATAAAAAAATTGAAAAGCGGATGGCAATTTCGAGTCTCTTATAAAGATAAAGATGGCCGATATAAAACAAAAAGCGTCAATGGTTTTTCAACAAAAAAAGAAGCGCAATTGGCAGCATCAGAAATTGAAGCTAGGTATTCTAAAGGATACTCACTAAAAGAAGGCGAAAAATTATTTCATGAGTATTTTCGAAATTGGTTTGAAGTATACAGGAAAGGCAAGTTATCACAAGACAATGACGGTGATATTCGTCGGGCTGTTGATTTTAGTGAGAAATATTTTCCTGATACAAAATTAAAAGAATTGACTCGACAAGAATATCAAAAGGCCCTGAATGACTATGGGGAAACACACGCTACAGCTTCAGTAAAAAAACATCATACGTATATGCGAGCTGCTCTTAAAGATGCTTTGGAAGAAGGCATTATTCATAGAAACCCTACCTATCGAGTACAAGCTATAGGCAAAAAGAATCCTAAGCACGAAGAATTGAAATATTTGAATTATCAAGAGTCTATCCATCTAGTTCACGAAATATTAGAAGGTATAAAACCCACTTATACTTCTCGATTTATTATTCTGTTTGGCATTGCGACTGGTTGTCGTTTTTCAGAAATTATAGGCATGACTTGGGACTGTATCGACTTCAAGAATAAAACTGTAAAAGTAAATAAAACATGGGACTATAAATATACAAATACATTCTCTAATACGAAAAATTATCAATCAAAAAGAATAATCACTATTGATGATGATACGCTCGATTTATTAAAGAAATTACAGTTACATCAAAAAGAATATTATTTAAAATCTGGTCTACGCAACGAAAATAATTTAGTATTTTTGAATGACAATATGGAACTTGTATCGAATACAGCTGTAAATAAAGTCCTTCGTAAATTCTGTAGAAAGATCTGTACAAAAGAATTGACTTGTCATGGTTTAAGGCATACCCATGCTTCAATAATGTTGTATAAAGGAATAAATATAAAATATGTATCTCGTCGCCTTGGACATAAGGACATTGTCACCACTTTACAAACCTATCAACACATTTTAGACGAGATGGAACAAAAAGAAAGTAATGCTGTTAATGAAGTGATGAAACAAATGTATGTATAATTTTTTTGCATTATTTTTGCATCAAGTAGTTAAAAACAGCCATAAAACCAGCATTTACAAGCAAGGTTTTACGACCGCCGTCTCCATAAGGTACAAAAAGAAAGAGAACGTTAGAAATTTCGCGCTGTTACAGTGTTTTGAAAGGATTCTAAACGTCCTCTTTTTTATTTTGACCACACTTTAAAGCCTATTCTTTTTTGGTGAGCCTGATAATTTCTGAAATATCGTCAATTTCCAAAGCATCAGTGATTCTTTCAATGTGTGGCAGATAAATTTTTCTCGTTTTTCATTAGCCAGCTTGTTAATAATTGAAGGTTCCATATCAGATAAGCGGGCTAACTCTCTTAGAGAAATTTCTCTGTTTTTCACAAGCTCTTTTAAGCCTATTTCTACTTTTCTATCCATTGTAGCCACATACTTTGTTTTCGGTAGATTTATCTTTTTGACTAGTCTGTAATTCAACCTTTTAATAAATTTGTTAAATAGATAATTGGTTTCGCTCAAATCCTCAAGTTCATTTGCAAAGGTAAGAGTTAAAAATTTTGTTTGGCTGTCGAAATTCATATTGATTAGACGCCGAATATATTGTACCTTGTTCTTATAGTAATTTTCTCTTTTTTTCCTAGCTTCAATTTATGACAGTTCATTTTTCTCTAAATTTATACTGTTCGATTTTCGCTTATTTTCAGTAGTATAGCCATAGATAACAGGAACAGCATAGAAATAAATTTCACAACTTCTAGGAATCAAAAAAAGTTGTACATTATATTCTGACATAGCATCACCACTTTTATAAACATTATTTTATTGGTAAATCGCTCTTAAATACTTATATATCATACCACCTTCTTTCATGAACTGTTTTTCTCCAGATGTTAGACTATTATAGATTTAAAAAATTTGGATATGAAATTTCTGATTAAAATATTTAATAAGAAGATTGATGAGGAAATCAAGAATTTAAAAAATTGATGTGAGATAGGTACATTCCAGAAATGGTAACAACTAAAAAACAACGAAAAAGAATTTTCCCTTTTTCGTTGTAAAATTACTATTCTTCATCAATTTCCTTGTTAAATACTCCTGTATTTAACATATTGATAAAATTAGCTAGTTTTAATTTTGGTGGTAGTTCTGCAGAATTTTCGATGACAATTTTTAACCAAGGATACTTATTTACAAATAAATTTTGCTTTCCTTCTTGCTCAGATACTTCTTTAACTTCTGCTAAAACAAGAAGCATAACAGGGTAACGTTCATTTTCACTAAGATTTATATAATTTACTAATGCTGTCATAAATTCTTGGGCTTGAACATACTCAGAGAAGAAAGTGTCTGGGAAAATAAAAACTCCTTCTTTTTTACCAAAATGTACTTTTATCTCACAGAGTTCTTTTTTAATTTCTGCAGAATCAGCATAAGCATAGGATTTAACAAAAATATCTTTGTCAGTTACTTGATTTAAAGCACGGTTAAATGTTTTAGGTCCTCGGACAACAACATCACTTTTTTCTTTTAAATCAGATAACTCTTCAGTTCCAGTCCCTCTTGTTAAAACTGCATCAATATGCTCATCTTCTTCATTACCTGAATTGCTAGTAGTTCTGTTAGGAGTTGTTCTAGGAGTTGTTCTACCACTAGTTTTTTTCTTATAAATGCTGTTATAGAGGTAATCCAATCTAGTGTCTGATTCATCTTCTCCTATGGAAACAGATACTTCTCCAATTTTTTTACTCTTTAATTTTGTTGGGTTTCGTTCAAAGTAATGTGGACATTCTTCTAAATGATTTTCATTTCTATGGGTTCTCAAAAAGTTTTCATTTTGCCCATTTACAAAATCTAATCTTGCTGAACAGCCAATTGTTGAACAACTCAACAA